CGCACCTGCGAGAGCGGGGCACCGCGTCCCCGCGCAACCGCCTTGGTGAAGGTGGCGTAATAATCGTCAACGCGCGATTGCATAAAACCCTGCGCATCAGAGTCGAGGGGCGCATACGGGTTCCCCTCGACCTTGTATTTGCCAGCAGAAATCAGCGTGGGCGTTACCCCTTCGGCAGCCATCGCCTGCGAGTAATCGAAGTGCGCCTGCCACACGCCGATAGAACCCACCTCACCACCCGGGGTGACGTAGAGTTCTGCCGCCGAGCAACCAATCCAATAGGCAGCCGAGGCGGCGAGACTATTGGCAATCGCGACCACCGGCTTTTGTTTGCGGGCAGCGAGGATCTCGTCGGCCAGTTCCGCGACACCGTAGACGCTGCCGCCCGGACTATCGATATCGATGAGGATCTGGCTCACGGTGTCGTCGTTGAGTGCGTCGCGCAACGCCGCCGAAAACTGCTGCGTGCTGACACTGCCCGGACCCGAGACGTCGTCAACCATGTTGCCGCGCTGAGTAACGAGACCGTAGAGCGGGATCACCGCAATCCCACCACCGCCTGATGCGCCGACCGCCTGGCGCCGCGCGTCACGCGCAGCGCGCTCGACATCGATGCGTGCGAACACCTCCGCCTCCGCCGGCACGCCTTGCGACCAGCGCGCGAGCACGCCGGCTACGGCATTGAGTCGCTCCGGCATCAGCGCCCACGGGGTGGACAGGAATTCCGCAATCAGTAGGTTTGTTTTCATCAGGTCATTCCCAAGGTCATTAGTGATTCGGTCATCTCTGCTTCGCTCATCGGTGCGCAGGCCTTCGTGTGTGCCCATTCGTGCACCCGCGCCGCAGGCACCGCCAGCGCTTCGGCAATCTGCGCAATATCTTTTTCGTTCACCGCACCCGCACGACTAATCCGCCGCGCCCAGCGGGCGGCCGTGTTGGATACCAGCGCGTGAAAGCGTGCGGTAGTTTCATTAACGGGTTCGGCAACCTCCTGCGCTGGCGGCTCCACCTGCACGGCGTCTATTTCAAGATCCTCCGCAGCACCTTCTTCAACCATGTTGAGCGGGCGCAGCGGTTCGTCCAGCCCCGTCAGCGGATTGAGGTTCTCTGCAATGCGCGCTTCGTTTCGCGTCAACCAGCCGTTCTGGATCCCGCTTTGGTAGTAGCTCGAGCGACTGGCGGCATCCCCGCGCATGAGATTGGCGAAATCGAACTCAATTTCTAACGCCTCGCCATCGAACAACAAGTCGGACTCGATGCTCGCCTCCCAGCGCTCGGCCCATGGCGTCATGGTGTGCATGACGAACTCCAGACTCTGCTGCTCGATGTTGGAGAAGGTCGCGCGCTCCAGATCCGCAATCATGTGTGGTGGTACGCGAAACAAGCGCGCGATGTCGGTGATCTGGAATTTGCGCAGTTCCAGGAACTGCGCATCTTTGTTGGTGACGCCGACTTCGTGGAACTTCATGCCGTTTTCCAGCACCAGCACCTTGCCGCGGTTGGCGCCGGACTGCGCACTCTGGTAGGACTCGCGAAATATTTTCTTCGCTTCGCTGTCTTTAAACGATCCTGGAAACTCAATCCAGCCCCCGGTGGGCTTCGCATCGTTGGCAAAGAATCGCGCACCGTAGTCTTGCGCGGCCAGCGCCATGCCTAAACTTTCCCGCGCAAGATCAATCGGACTTAGGCCCATCATGCCGTCCGATGACAGCCCGCGCAGATGCCAGATTTCACCGCGCGGCACCACCGATTCCTGCCCCTGGCGATCGGTCACGCGATAGCGGTAATCACCGGAGGGCAGCAACTCCATGCGGATGCGGTCCGGGTGAATTGGACTCAATTGCGTGATCTCACCGCGCGCGTTGCTAACGATCCGGTTGTAAGCGTTGCCGCGCAGCACCAGGTGTCCCTGTAGCATCTCGCGCCACTCGAAGGCGTTCTGATACGGGTTCGGGCGCTTGGCGAGCAACGTGTATAGCCAGTGATCCTTGACCCGGTCCTTGCCGCCGTCCGCACGCGACCGGTACATAACGAAGGGCAGGGACGCCATGGTTTCGGACAAAATACGTACGCACGCGTACACCGCCGCAAGACGCATCGAATGGTCTGCGGACACGCGAACGCCACTTCCGGTACGCACAGAAACCGGCTCAAACCAGAAATCTCCCCACGGAGATCGGTCATCCGCAGAGGCGCGAAACCGATTAAGGAAGCTAAATATCCCCATCAAAGTGCTACCAACTCATAGTCCGCCCCGATTACCAGTGATTGCCCGGGCGTGATCGCGCGCGAGATCGCCATGATCAGCGCTACGATGCCGTCGATCTTGTTCTCTGGACGCTCCTTGCGTGGATAGATGTTGTCCTTCGCATCCAGGTGCGCCACCACGTTGCTTGCCATCCAGCCGAGCACCGGGTCGCCGTCGTGGATTAATTTGCCCTGCAGCACCAACGCTTCGAGCGTCTTCATCGGCTCTGAGAAATTGAGCACCGTCGGACGCACTTCGATCATTGGCATCCCCTCGCTCATCATTCGTGTAGATAACTGTGTGGCCTGAAACGGATCGAAGGCCACCGCCTGCACCGAGTGCCTCGACACGAAATCAATCAGGTCGGCCTCGATCCAGCCAAAGTCGATCACATTGCCCGGCGTGACCGTCACGCGTCCCGCGCTCATCCAGCCTTGATACTGGCTATTGCCGTTGGCGTGCACCGTGTCCTCCGGCAGGTAGTAGCGCCCGAACACCGCATAGGCCCCATCGATCTCTAAGTGCGTGAAAACCAGCACCAGAGCGGCGATATCAACTTTGCTCGCCAGATCCAAGCCAATCCAGCACGGCTGCCCGGCATACGCCGCAAGCGTCAGGCTCGGGTTTGCACACCGGTCCCAGGCGCGCATGTCCATCCACGAGCTGTCCGCGTTAACCCACTCGTTTAAGTGCTTGGTCTTAAAATTGTTGACCGCGCTGGGCAACTGCATGGCTTTCGCTTGCAGCGGCAGCAGCACCTCGGATCGCACCGAGACACCCCAATTGGGGTTAGCTTTGATCAGGGATTCTTCAGTGACCCAGTCGTCCCCCTCATCGAGCCCGTAAATAATGCCAAACTGGCTGTCGTCCTCGAACACGCCATCGAGCAAGCGCGTCACGAATGTGCGCACCTCGTAGCAGATCCCGGCGCGGTTGCTGCCGGCGGTGGTGATCACCCACAAGAGCGAGTTGTCGCGCTTGCCAGTGCCGGTTTCGACCACATCGTAGACAGTGCGCGTTTTATGCGCGTGCAACTCATCGATGCAGCCGAAGTGAATGTTCAGGCCGTCGAGCGTAGATCCTTCGGCGGACAGCGCTTCGAACTTCGAACCCGTCTTCATCACGTTCATGTTGTGCGCGCCGACCTCGACGCCGAAGCGGGAACGGAAGCCCGCGCTCTTGCGCGCCATGGTCTGTGCATCGCCAAACACAATGCGTGCCTGATCGCGGGTGGTGGCAAGCGAATACACCTCGGAACCGCCTTCACCGTCTGCCGCCAGCATATAGAGCGCCAATGCGGAGGACAGCGTCGATTTGGCATTGCCGCGCGGTACCTCAATGTACGAGCGACGAAAACGCCGGTTGCCATCGGCCTTGATCCAGCCAAACACCGTGGTTAGGATGAACACCTGCCAGGGTTCGAGCCGAATGGGCTCGCCGGCCAACGGCCCTTTGACGTGCGGCAGGCGCTCGATGAATGCGCACAGGTTGTCAGCCGGGTAAAACGGCCTGCCGCTTTTGGCGGTCAGTTTCGGGTTGAACCGGTAGAGGCTCTCTTTGCCTTTGAATCGAATCAAATCCTTTATCTGGCGCTGGCAGGCCAGGTGCACCCATTTGGAGGTGAGGACTTTGCCGGCCACCACGTCCTTGGCGTATTGGCGTGCGGCGGCGGTGTAACTTAGAGGCTGGTCCATGCGCCAGGCATTCCTGCGAGTTGACGAACGGTATCACTATTGATATCATTCCAATATGAGTGCTGTTGATAAAATTCTTGAGCAAATGCGGACAGAGCCCGCAAACGTGCGCTTTGCCGACTTGCAGCGTGTGTGCGAGTCCTTTTTTGGAAAACCCAGGCAGCACGGCAGCAGTCACGCTATTTACAAGACACCTTGGCCAGGAAATCCAAGAGTGAATATTCAAAACGACAAGGGCAAAGCAAAGGTCTACCAAGTCCGGCAAGTTTTGCTTTCTATTGAACGTCTAGGAGCCAAACCATGAACATCAATCACTACACATACCGGGTAACCTGGTCTGCTGAGGACAACGAGCACGTTGGCCTGTGCGCAGAATTTCCATCGCTGTCCTGGCTTGCCGCTACGCCAGAAAAAGCGCTCGCCGGTGTTCGTCGCGTCGTCAAAGATGTGGTGACCGAGTTGCAAGCCACCGGAGAAGTTGTCCCCGATCCCTTGGCCGACAGAAAATACAGCGGACGTTTTATTGTTCGTGTTCCCTCGCTCGTGCACCGTGCGCTCGCGACCGAAGCGGCAGAGCAGGGTGTCAGCATCAACCGACTGGTTTCAGCAAAACTGGCGATGTAAATTCTCGCGCGGGCGCCTCAGCCAGCGATGTCGGCCCAAGGATCCATGTCATTGGCAACTTCCGTCGGCAGCGTGATACGCGTGCGCGATGCCGGCGTGAATCCCATCTCCACGGCCGCCTTGGTCATAATCTGAGCTTGCTTATTGGCAATGGCGAGATACGGTGACTGCATCGGCACCCCCGTATTAGGGGCTTTGATCAGCAGGCCGGTCTTGATGATTCCGATTTGCGCCTTGCGGTACAGGTCGGCTGCACACGACCAAACTTCCAGCACTGACATATCCAGGCGCCGCAGCAGGTGCTCGGGCGCGCGCTCTATGGCATAGCGCCAGGCCTGCTTGGCTCCGTCGGCCATGTACTCGGGCGGATTCACCAGGTCCCCCTCGGGCTGTGGCTCCTGGGGGTTGGTGCGGCATTTTTGCAGCGTGCCTTTGAGCTTTTTGATCGCAGTGGGTAGGGGTTTACGTCCGGCCATTTTTTATCGTTTCATTCCATCGTTTCGGAGCCGGGAGAGTCCCGAAGGTCGGCGATAAACAGATCTACGTGAATTCGCGCAGCACGACCCACGCCATTGATGATCGCCGTCGCAACGGAACCGATGACCAAACTGTTCCAGTTCTCAAAGCGCTCGCACGGGAAGTTCTCTTCGAACACCTGCCGCACCGCAGCCTCGCTAGCATTGACGTCGGGGACCATGGCCGAATGGGTCAGACACGTGGCGATCAGCGCCGACTTGCGCATAGTGGCGTAGGTCTGTTTTGAGCCCACTCGTTGCGCGGTCGCCGACCTCAAGATCGTCAGTCGCCGGGTCTGTTGTTCATTTCGCACCGGGATCCCCCCCATGTTTCAATTTGCACGCGCAAAAATCTGTGCAGGCGAGCGCGTCCCTTTGGGTCAATTTGTAGAGATTCGACCCCCCCGGGGGGGGTATGGGCAGGTCGTGGCGCGCGTTAGCGCTTGCGTGCTGTTTCCTGCGCCGTCTTGCGGTTGTGACAAGTCACACAGAGCGCCTGCAGGTTGGCAACGTCAAAGCGTGCGCCCCCGTCCTTCACCGGCACCACGTGGTCCACGACCACGGCAGCGACCACACGCCCATGCGCCGCACACACGCAGCACAGCGGGTGCTGGCGCAGGAACGCGGCCCGCACGGCGCGCAACTGGCCTGACTTGTAGAAGCCCAACTCAGTATCAAAACCGCGTCGCGCGCGTCCGTAATCACGGTGCACTGCAACACGGTGCCGGTTGCAGTAACCGGGGGTGCCTAGGACTGCGGCGCACCCCGGATAGCGGCAGGGCGTGGGCGCTCGTTTAGCCACGTTTGGCACACCTCAGATCTAGTTTCGATCATTCGGCAAGAACCGCTTGCCTTCGTTGTCAATCGAAGCGTTCATGCCTTTGTCATCAACCAACAAGGAGCAACGCAATGACCTACACCACGCAGCAGTTCACCGTTGACGAAACCGGCTTCATCCAGACCGCCTTGACCAAGGTCCTCGCCGCGGTCGCGCGCGGGGAGTTGGACCTCAACCGGCTGGCGAAAGAAGAACTCGCCGCGCGCGGCCTCAACGATCAAGGCAACTGGATCGGTTTTGACGCGGCCAAGAAACACCACAACGTTTGAGGAGCGCGACCATGAATAACCAAGCACGAGATCAACAACTTCAAACAATCGCGACAAACCATTTGTTCATCGAAACGCTTGAGACACGCAACAGTGACCGGCTCGATTTTCACGATGTAAGTGTCTGGGCCGTCAAGGCTGCACTACAAGCCGCATTCGAAGCCGGACAGCAATCACACATCACCAACAACAACCAGGAGACAACATGAAACTCTCAGACAGCCAGACCGTTCTACTCAATGCCGCGTCGCTTCATCCGAAACGCTTGCTCACCGATTTCCCCGCCAAACTCAAGGGCGGCGCGCTCATCAAGGTCCTCACGAGCCTTGGCAATGCGGGCTTGATCGCGCCGCACAGCAAGGGCAAGGAGGGCACAACGCAGTTTTGTATCATCAGCGCAGGGCTTGAGGCGATTGGCATCACACCGCACGTAACGCCGGTGTTGCGTGCGAACAGTAAGCAGGCGCAGGTGCTCGCGATGTTGCATCGTCCCGAGGGAGCAACGCTTGCGCAAATTTGCGCATCAATTTCGGCGACGATTGAC